TGACTAACTTGTCGAGTGCAACCGAGTTATCTTTATAGGCACGTTCGCCTTTACTGATTGATGCCGTTAAACCATCAATTGAATTGGCGGCCGCTTGTAAATCTTCTAACTCTTTTAAACGGGCGTTAAGGATTTCGCTTTGTGATGCTAATTCAGCAACCGCTTTTTCAGACTTTTTGGCTTCGCTGGAAAATAAATCTTTGCCCTGAATGATCAGGTTAATGACTTGGTCTTTAAAACTCATGGGCTTTCCTTATAACAAATTGCAGACATAAAAAAAGCCTGAGCAATTCAGGCTTTTAATCAATAATGTGGGGGGAAAGTTAACCATTAAGCATACTCCCCGAAAGCTTGGCCAAGCCTTTCATTGTGATGCGTACTTGGGTAGACACTTTGCATAGGCCGCTGCTGTGTTCAACTTCGGTAACTTTATGCTCAACTAATGCTTGTTGTATTTTGTCTTGGTAACCTAGCCAGCTAGAGCCTTGGCGGCGGTAAATCCACTTTTTACATTGCAGCAATAAAAACAAATCTTTAGGCCGTACTTGTAATTGTTTAGCCGCATCGGTAATACACAAGCTGCCATCAGCTGTGGCCAGACGGTCTAGCGCATCGGCTTTGGGCTGAGTGACTTTTAACTGTTCTTCAAGCCCAATCACCTTTTCCGAATACCCTAACAACAAACCGCGCATTACCGCTGGGTCGCGCAAGGCTTCCATTGGGTCAATATGGGATTGGCGTTGATTAAGGCGATCTCTCATATCAAAAAACGCTTTCACTAAATTCTTTTTAAACACCTTTACCACACCAATGTTGCGCATAAAGCTAATTAACAATGTGGCTTGCTGCTCGTTAAGAATGGCAATTTCTGCTTGTTGACCGCCTCTACCGTCAGCTTTTATCACTCGCATTTCAAATGCGAGTGAACCAAACTCCTGTAAATCATCAAAATTTTTGCGAATTAATTGAATCACTGTTTTATGGGTATTACCCACACCCTCAGCAATGGCTAGCGATGTGGTAACAGGCACTCCGCTTTGGCAGGTTACAATATTAGCTGCTAATTCTGGTTGCATTTTTTTTGTACTATTTGCTATAATCTGCATTGTAAATCCTTTCATTATTTACGATTTGTGTTAATGCTTAAGCCTCGACTGTCTCCGCAGTTGGGGCTTTGTTTTATGTCCTTTCCTGTTATCCCTTTCCTGTTATCCCTTTTTTATACTCCCCTTTAGGCAATATAAAGCCGTGAGCGATTTGTAGGGAGGCAAGCTCGATTACGTTAAGTTATTGATGATTAAAAAAGCCCACTACATAGTTAGTGGGCTTTTTGTTTCAACTACGCTGCGCTGCGCACAAAGAACTTAGACTTACCAGTAGCGACAATACTGCTGTCGGCAAGAACGCCGCCTTCGATGTCGAATGAACCAAAGTCGTCACCGATTAAATCTAGACCTGATGTTGGGCTAGGCTTCCAGCGGTAGAACTTAAGCGTGTAAGGTTTCCCCGTGGCATCGTTGACACCATCAACAATCACTTTGACCTCAGCACCTGACTCAACCAGTGCTTGCAACGCATTACCGGCTTTACTGGTGTAACTGACTTTTAATGATTCTGCTGCAGTAATAGCACCGGTGCTTAATGCACGAATACCACCGGCACTAACCACATAATCAACATCAACGTCGTAAGTAGTTGAACCTGCCGCATTAGTGACAACTGGCGGGATAGTGGTATCAATCATTTTAGCGGTGTCGGCTAAACCATCTAATATGGCAATAATCACTTCGTCGGTGACAGCACCGGCGGTTAATACTTCAACTTTACCGCGCAAGCCCAATGCTAAGTTGGCGTTACTAAAATCGTTTAATGTCATCGATAGCTTTACCGATTTCACTTTAGTGATTTCAGCGGCATTACCGCCACCGCCACGATAGTTAGGCTGCTCTTTGGTTTCTTGCTCGATGTCGATTTTTACGCCACTGGCGTTACCAACATCGCGGCCATTGACATACACAATGCCTGAGCCGATGTAACTTTCGGTTACGATTTCGCTCATAATTTATCTCCAAATGTAACTAAATGAACAAGGGTTAAGGTAATGACCGCCAGACCATGTTTTTCATGGGCTTCGGGCATAATGTATTTACAGGGTTCAGCTTCTTTAAAGCTGATAGCACTAGGCAACCACGAGGGTTTTTCAGTGTTACGCTCGTCTTTAAAGAAGGCGCTGCGAATGTCTCGAACTAAGTTGATTAGCTCGGCGGTGGGTTCAGTTGATTTACTTAAATTGATACCGGCTACCACTTGTAAGGCAATTTCATCACGGTATTTATCTAGCCCGTTTTTAGCACCAAACAAATCGGTATAAGGCTGCAAAAAGATAAACTGTTGTTCTTTTGCCAGCCCTTGGGTGTAAAACCCTTCGCGCACAGTTGCACCGTCAACCAATTTGAGTCGGTCTAAAATAGTTTGGATCATGGGTACCTCGATGCCTGGTAAAAGACTACTTAGCGTATTGGCCGTATTTTTTACGCAGATGGGCAATAATGGGTGGTTCTAAATCGTCACGCATAAAGCCAAAGCTGCCTGCCACTGAAGGGCCGTATAACGCTTTTTGTCCGTTCAGTTCACGCCAAGAGTTATCACCCTTTTTGCGACTAAACATTAGTTGATTACCGTTGCGGCCAATGACAGTAAACGCACCACTAAACCACACAGGCTTATTGCGAATAACGTTTATGCTAAAGCCACCGGCGACCCTTGCCGCCCGCTTACCCACTTTATAACGTGGGCTAGCAAAACGGGTTAAGGTGCTGGGGCGCATCCTTGCGCTGATGTAAGACCTAAGGGTTTTGGGATTAATGCTGACACTGAAATGCTGATCCACATACGACCTCGACTTAAAGCCGTACTTTGTGAATATTTCATCTACAGCTAGCTGGTTACCAAATTTAGCGGCATCATCTATTGCCTTTTCAATGGCTGGCGACTGCGCATCACGCATGCGTTTAAGCTCGCGATTTACTGCGTCAAAGCCTGTCATTGTTAACGCCATGATGTCGCCTTAAAGTTGAATATAAATATAAGTCACACATACCGAGTCGGTGCTAACCCGTTGCGTTAAGCGGCACTCTGCACCGTTAATGGTGAATACATCACCTGAGTTAACATCACCCTCGTTGAGTAAGAACTCAGCACGCATGATTAACTCGGGCACATACTCATTAGACGATGCGGCAATTTCGCTGCCATTATCATCTAACGATACCAAACGGTTATAAGGTGTTGCCCCATTGTTTGGGGCAAACTCGCACGGGTCTGCCAATTTACGGAACACCCGAGCTATTTTGGCATTTACTCGGTCAGCAAATACCGAACCCAAACTAGGCATTAACTTTTACCCAAACACTATCACTCGGGTTAGCCGCATCGGCCCATGCTTTACCGGCTAAGGTATTGCCTGATGCAACACTAGTGATCATGCCATCAGCCTTGATATACACCTGCCCACCTTGGGTAATGTCATCGGCGGTCACTTTTGGCAATTCATACACGCCTTCAGTTGCACCCACACCTGGTTCACCAATAGCAACATTGCCAAGCGATACGGCAATCACTTTACCTACTAATACTGGGTCACCACTGGCAACTGCTGCCGTGGCGATAAAGTCGATGGTAGTGCCATCTGCTACACAATTTTTCATAAGGTTTTTCCCCAATTACGTTAACAATTTGCCATTAAAAAGGCCGCTGACTCAATCGAGTTAGCGGCCGCTGTTGTTTCGAAATGCATATGAGTTACACACCCGTTGATTTAACCAATCCACGGTGATCAAGTGGTGAAACACCGGCATCAATACGCACTTTGGTTGCAACACCATCAACGGTGAAACCTTGTTGCTGCTCAATGTATGGCGTGTCGATACCATCAAGGTAAGCCACTTCAATGGTGTCTTCACCTTGAGCCGCTGATAAGTACCACTCTTTATCGCTTTTCGCTTTTAAACGTGGCTCTGACAACACTTCAACAAAGTCGCGGATTGGGTTAGCAATACCTGAGTTTGCATCGGTGCCTTTAACCGACGTTGATTGAATGATTTGCAGCACTGCACGCTTAAGGTTAGGTGGTACCAATGCAAATGCTGGCATGATGTTTAATGGTGACTCGCCAATCATTTGCGATTCCATTAACTCAGCCGCAATACTGAATGCTTCAACGCTTGGCGCACCCGATGCTAAGTTACCGTGATCGGCATGGAACAAAGCTTTGCCGTCGTTCATTTTTGCGTTTTTGGTTAACACAGCCCAAAACAAATCACCAATAGTGCGCTTAGCGGCTTTACCCATCTTCATCGGTACGCCCATTAACATGTCCATGTCATCGTTGATAACCGTTTGGCGTGTTAACGTGAAAATACCGCCGTAGGTTGCTAAGGCAATTTTTTCAGCGTGGTCGCCAACAGTGATGTACTTGTACTCTGCTCCGTCCTTCACTTCTGGTAAGCTTTTAAACTCACCCATGCCAACACGATGCGCGACTTTAAAGTCACTTAACTGACCTTTTTTAGCGATACGTTCAAAGGTTTCAGCCGCTTCAGCCCAACCTTTTAATACTGACTTATTGGCCACATCTAACATGATGTTACCGAAATCAGATGAGGTATGAGTAAACGCTAACCCCACCATTTGCATCACGTTCATACCGGCACAACCAATACCACGGTCGGCTAACGATGCACGAGCAAGTTCACGTAAGTTATAGCTACCATAGCCATTGTCTTTTTGTGCCGCTTCATGGCCTGCTCGTGCCATTAATTGTGCACGAATTGAGTCACCAACAATGTTACCGTTGCTGGCATGAATAATGACACTTTTAGGCTGCGCAGCGCATGGCGTGACACCTTCGCCAAGCTTAGCCAAGATAAGGTCTTTCGACTTTTCGGCATTGATGTTGGCATCAGCAATACAGCTGTTTTTAAGTTCAGCTAATTGCGGGAACGTAGCGAACGCGGCATTAATACCGCTAATACGTTCTGCATTAAAGGTAATGGCAGCAGCTTGAATATCAGCTTGCGACGGTGCAGCTGGTGCTGGTACCGAAGCTACTGGGGCTGGTGTATTAATGGCTGCTGGCGCAGTTGTGGTGGTAGCACCGATATTGCCCTGTTGTGCTAGCAGGGTTTGTAATGCTTTAGGCATATTATTAAAGTCCTTCAGTCGTTTAAAATTAATTGATGCAGCCATTTGCATCGGTTCTATCACTTCATCTGCTAGCCCAAGAGCAACCGCTTCTTGTGCAGACAACCAAGTGTCTTCTTTAAAAAATTGTCCTAGCTGTTCATCACTTAACTTGCCGCCGGCTTTATCTTGATAAGCCTTGCCCATGCTTGAGCGCCACTTATCAAGCAAGTCTGCGTATTCACGTAAATCATCAGCAGTACCAACGGCACCGCCCCAATTACTGTGGATCATCAAAAAGGCATTGGACGGCATAATCACGGTGTCGAATGCCATGCAAATAACACTGGCCATAGAAGCTGCAACCGACTCAATACAAATCGACTTTTGGCAAGGCCAACGAGCCAGAATGTTATAAATGGCCATGCCGTCCATCACATCGCCGCCACCCGATTGAATGTAAGCGTTAATCTGCGACACTTTGCCCATTGCACGTAGGTCAGTGGCGATTTGTTTGGCGGTAAAATCCCAGCCAACATCGCCATATAAAATCAACTCGACCACGCCATTGGCAGCACCTTTCATGCTGTAGATACCGCGTTTTTCTTTACTCTCGGTCAAGCTCACTGATGCGCTTGGCATTAGCATCATGGCGGCCACGGCTAGACTTAGTTTTGTCTTTTTCACTTGAGATTTCTCCGTTTTGTGGCTCTGGGTCGTTACCCGTAACCATGTCGTTTTCGCGGTTAAACTTCAGCTCACGTTGACGTTGTCGTTTAACTTCGCTTGGGTTACGGCCACGAGCTCGCGCCCAGTCAGCCTCGGTTGCGGCATTACCGGCTATCATCATTTCCCAACCTTGGGATTCTTTGCGGGGGTCAATCCATGGCATGGTGGGTCCGTAATACACAGCATCAAACAAGGTGCGGGTGTCTAGGTCTGGCGGCAGGGTTATAGGGTCTTGCTTGTTCATTAACTCCATTTCCAACCAGTTACGAAACGCAGGCCGCGCCCAACCGGCACAAAACCATTGCTGCATAATGCGGTTCGACTCGTCTTGCTCAACCAGCTCTTGGCGTTGGCTTGAGTAGCTACCTTGATAGTCACGCGCAATGCTCGAGTAACTGCCTCGGGTACCCGCAGCACAGGCTTTTAACTGACCATTACGAAAATCGACTAAATGCACATTAGGGCGATTTGACTCAATCATGCCGACGTCTTCACCAACAGCGAGATCATCAAAGGTCATGCCTGGTGCAATGTTTATTTCACGGTCAGCTTTGGCATCACCATCTAAGCCAAACATGCTGGCGTCACCGCGTTTAATGTAAAACGCTAGCGCTGCAGCAATACGAGCGGCTACCCGTTCAGACTCTTCATAGTCTTTAATGTCGCCAAGGCGGGTTAAAATACCGTGAAAAATACTGATACCGCGCAGCTGGTGCAAACGCTTAAACATGCCAAGGTGCAGCATGTTACTGGCGGGTACGGCTTTAGTTTTGTAGCGAAAGCCAATTTGGTCAGACGGGTGATCAAACAACACATGGTAATTAACCACCTGCCCCCAACCATTAACCTCTAACCCTTGGCGAACGCGGGTTGATACATCGTTAAGTTCAAACGGAATGTAATCAGGCTCTAACGCTTCAATACTGTATTGCGTGCCTTGCGGGTTGGGATGACCAAACTTAGCCACCTTGCCACGCACTTGATGGCCGAATACTTCACCGTCGCGCAATGCGGTACGTAACACTAAGCGTTCAAGCTCTGGCCTTGTATAGCGCCCTGTCACATCAGGCTTTAATGACCATGCAGCAAAACGACGTTGAATATCATTGGCCAGTTCGTCGAGTATTTCACCACTAATACTGCGGGGCTGTGGTTCAACCACAATACCTTGGGCACCAATTACCCGTTCTTCCATGCGGTCTAAAATACCAATGCTGAGGTCGTGGTTTTCGTCTAACCATCGCGCCTGCTCACGCAAGCTTTTACCTGCTGCAAATACTGCTTGGTTAGCACCGCGCCCCTCTTTATTGGCTTTGTGAGTTCGGCTTGGGCTGGCAGCTTCGTAACCTTTAAGGTTGCGATAACTCATTGCGGCTGCCTGTCGTTTTAGCGCCCAGCCAGGGGATAAATACGACAGTGCATCGTTAATAATGCTCATATTGATTCCTAGTTAAATCGGGCGAGTGTTGTACCCCGTGGGCGGGTGTACATGCTTAAGGTGCGCTGCCATTCCATGCGGCCTTTGCGAATTTGCTCCAGGTCTTCTGTACTCATCGTTTTGCCGTTGATGCTGACGGACTTACCCGCCAGTACATCTTTTTCGGCTTCGATATACAGCGCGACCATGTCCGCCGCTTCTTGCTTTGACATTACAGCCAGCCTCCTGATTTAACCGAACCACCATTTAGCCAGTTATTGGCTTGGCTCTTTTTCGGTTTGTTGGGTTTGGGGGATTCATCGGTTGATGCTTCGTTTTGGGTGTCGGTTGTTATCACTTTACTGAGCGAGTCGAGATTAATGCCAAAGCGATCAATGGCGATATACAGCGCAGCCAAGGCATACACAAAACAGTCGAGCGCTTCGTTACGTCTGCCGCCGGCTTCCCAGCGGTAAACAATGCGACCGTCGCGGCGTGTCGGCAATTTTCGTTCAGACGTTAACTGTTGCAGTTCGGTGTCATCACAAATGTTGTCGTTAAGAGGCAAATGAATTGCACCAGGTGTACGCGTATCTACACTGGGTTGAGTGCGCATCATGGCCATGATCAACTCTTTGGCGTTGTCGGTACCCACCTCGGTTAAATACACACCTTTGTTACTTCGCTTACGCGGGAAATTGGCAATCGGCTTGCCGTACATATTGGCGCCTTTAATGGGTACCACGCGGAACAAACCCAGCTTTTTACTCATTGAGTAAACGGTATCGGAGTAATGACCGCCCGAATCCCAACACGTTGTGCCAATGCTCAACACAATGCCGTCGTTACGGGGGTAACTTTGGTTTAAACGCAGCGCGACTTTATCGAGTAATACTTGGCTGGCTGGGTCGCCATACAAAATAAACCTGTCGATTAAGGCGCACTCTTTGCCTGCGCCCCAGCCCCAAACACGGCCTTCGTATCGGTCGTCTTGGGTATCGACACCCGCCGTAACATACACAACCCAATCGGGCATTTTGCCGTTGGGGTACATTTCGCGGCGGCGGCCTAAGTCTTCCCACTCTATGCGTTCGCCGTTGTCGTTGTCCCACGGCTGGCCAAGCTTGGTATTAACAAAAGTTTGTAACTTTTCTTTGTCGCCTTTGGCTTTGTAAAATTCGGTAACTAACTTGGCCCAACTGTTAAGGGTGTTATAAGCCGACCAGATATAAATCGAGATATTTTCGGGTGTTAAAAAGTCGTCGCCGTCTTTGTCGAAAAACGAAATAAAGTCTGAGGTGTAAACGCCCGTTTTGTCGCAAATCCATAAAGCGCTTGGGTGTTCTTCCATGTCGTGCAGTTGATTGTTTTCAATGCAGCAACCGCAGTGTTCACAAACGTAATAGGCTGTTTTTGGGTCGCTACCTTGCCACTTAATACCAAAGGGTTCAGTTTTACCGCCCCACTTTAAATGCTGCAGCTCATCGCAATGTGGGCAAGGCAAGTTGAATCTAAATTGGTACTGACTTTCACTACAGGCCTTTTCAATTTGGCAGGTACCTAATACTTTAGGCGTTGAACCCCGTATCGATTTAGGAAACAACGACAGTTCAACACGGGTGTCACCTAACGATGTCGCATTACCTTCGTGTTCAATTGACTCATCAAAACCGGCTAACTCATCGTAAATAACATCATCAGTTGATATTTCACGGTAGTTAGCCGCGGCTGTACCACCACGCACCATTAAGGTTTTACCATTGGTAAAAATTTTATCTTCTAACGTACTGTCTTTATGCTTGCGACCAATCCACGGCGCTAAGGCTTTCCAAATCGGCATGTCGCGTATGGCCGTTTCAACGTGCTTTTTCATAAACGTTTTGGCAGCACCGTCACGCGGCTGGTATATCAACACGTTACGTTTTTTGTGTTCTATCTTGTAACCCGCATTGGCCATCAGCATTTTGGTGTAACCCACACGCGCAGACTTCATAATGTTCAGCGTGGTGATTTGGTCGTTACCCATGGCATTCAATATGCCGATTTGAAACGGTAAGCTTTCCCATTTACCTTCGGTGTATGACGACTCAGACGACATATAAAAATGGGTGTCGGCGTATTCACTACAGGTCAACATAGGTGGACGATAAAACGATTTAAGGCCAGCAGCGACAGCAGCTTTCAAATTTTTAATCTGTGCTTCTGATATATTCATCTAATAAATCCTCAATCCCGTTGGCCAGTTCAGCGGCGGTGTTTTGGCTTTTAATCACTTCGGCGCGAATAGCGTCAATGGTGCGTTCTGGCATGTCGGGGAATTTACGTTTTACACGAATGTGTATTTGGTCCAGCACCGGCGATATTTGCGCGGCTATTCGGCTAAGCACAAACGAGCAAAAGGTCACTTCAACCACTTCTTTGCCGTCTTTTTCGTTTTTAAGCTCTTGGCCGTAGGCTTGCGCTTTGATTAAGCGGTAACGCTCAAACTCGATATTGGGCTTATCGTTATCTTCGGGCGTTGGATTGCTTACATGTTTTTTACGCTCATTAGCCACGCGGTTACCCACCACATCGCTCATGGTGTACAAACACTCACGGCCTTTTTTGCTGTGTATGGGCACATCCCATTTATCGAACGCTTGGGTGCTAATACCCAAACTTTTGCACAGGTCGGTTTTGTTCAGTAGCACTGGCTCGGCGTCGGGTGTTTGAATACGTGCCATTAGCTAGTCCTTGTGAATATCGTCTAACACATGGCTACATCGTTCTTGTTCAATATGCTGCAATTGTTTAAGCAACACCTGCTCTTGCAGCGCTTGTATTCTGGCTTCACGCTCACTTTTTAATGTCGCACGCTGGCGCTGGCGGTCTTTATAAAACCAGTTAATAAACGCGGTAAACACAGCACACAACACGCCGACTAACACCCCAATATCCATATCGTTCACATAACTGCCTGCAGCGGTAAAAAACGAGGCAATGTAAGACAATAACGAGGTGAGTTTTGCACTTAGGTCAGTCGTTATGCTCATATTGCTGCCGCCATTGTTGTAGACGCAGCATGTTTGCATTACAACTTGCTAGCGCGTTGGTTTGAGTAAGGGAATGATTCAGTAAATCCAGATTTGAGAACCCGATAAAACGTGGGCTATCACAAAGATCAAGCCAATCAGGGGGCGGTAACACATAAACCGTTTTGGTCTGTGTCACCACTTTGACAATCGGTTTGCTTGAGCAGCTGCACAGCATCACTAGGCAAATCAGTATTAGCCCAAGTTTTAGTTGGCTCATGGTTTGAAGTCCTTAGCTGATTAGCACGTTCTAATTTGTGATCTAATGTCGATTGGAGATCGGCTACTTGCTTGCGGTGCGAGGTGTTTAGCCCCGTGATAATGCGGTGATCACGTTCGAGCATTTTAATCCGTTCGTCTTTGTTAGCGTTGCTACTCAGTAACGCATCAACGCTAACTTGCGATTGCAGCAAGTCATAACTTAACGTGCTGTTTTTAGCTTTGAGTGAGGTCATGCCTAACGCCCCAACAGCAATCACCGTCGCCATAACCAGCACAGCACATAACAGCACTGTGGTTTTAAAGTCGTTAAACATTACAAGTCCCTCAAACAATAACGCCGCTCATTTGAGCGGCGTTTAACTAAGCCAGGTAACTTTTTCTTTTTGGCGTAAACCCACCGTAGCAACTCATTGCATGCGCCAACGCGGTCACCTGCCCACAACTTTTTACGAAGCGTAGACGCCCCAAAAGCCTTGGCCCCAACGTTATAAATAAAACTTAAGTAAGCAATGTGCTCACCCTCGCTTAATGGCGGGGTCAACTTTACAAGCTCACGGTCAAAGGTTTTCAGGCTGGTTGCCAGCATGTCTAAACACTGCTGGTTAGTGAACACCATGCCAAGCTTAATGTTGTGGCCAGTTTGGCCAAAGCAGGCCGTTTCAATACCAGCAGGGTCAATATAGGTGCGTAATACTTCACCTTCACCAGTAGCGACTAAAACACCGCCAGTAAGTAAAACGCCAGATAACCCCAGCGCCAAAAGCCTAGTTTTAATATTCATGCAGCACCTGGTAAATATGAGCAAAAAAATGGGCTCCAATACAGGAGCCCAACGGCGAGGGTCTAACGAGAGTGGATGCAAAAAGGAGCAAGAGAGGAAGCAAAGCCAGTTACGCAGTGGTATCAAGCTTATATAAACTGTAGCTGTTTTCAGGGGTAAAAATACGCCATATATGGCGTGTTTTACGCCACATATGGCGTTGGTCGAATTGGCTTTGTGTGGTATGTAAAACCGATAATTTCTAAGTTTGATTTAAAAGTTATCGGTTTAGTGATTTGCTGCATATAAGAGTTGGCCCACTAGCGCTTTAACACGCTGAATCACATTATACGAACTATAGTGAATGGGATTAAACACCTAGTAAAACAGCACTATTTTGTTGTATTTTTGTTTTCGTTCACCGAACCTATGTGGGCATCTAATTGTTTCTGTATGCCATTGACCGTTACTTCAATAATTCCAACTTTAGAAGAAGCCGTTTCGTTTTTACTGATATCTTTTTCTGCGCTGTCCAAGTCTCTTTGAAGGTAAGCAACATCTGATTTGAGCAAAGATATATTTTCTCTATTATTTGATATATCGGAATTTACAGAAATTAACGTAGAGAAGTAAGTTACCACTGCTGTTAACACGAGGCCTCCACCATAAATCATAATTTCTTTAACGCTAAAACCAGATTCTCCTGATGAAATTGGTGGTGGGCTCGGCGCTGGCACATAACCATGGGGCAAAGCTGGCGAAGATGATGAAGCTGCCCCTGCGTATGGTGCATTAGTGGAAGTCGAAGCCTCACTCATTTGACTAACCCCTCAACCTCGGCTTCAGAAAGTCTAGGAGCGTATTTCTGCGATAATTTTGATAGCGTTTCAAAGTCAAGGTGAGTCCCAGGCTTTAGATTATTATTTATATCTCTAAGCACTAGTATTCCTTTTTCCGCTACTCCATTAGTTACGGCTTGAACAGAACTTATTTCGAGGATATCATTAATTTTGTAGCCAAATGAATCGCTTTGTTTGTTATATCTAAGACTTAATTCTTCTGTACCATCAATAGCATTAGTAAAGTATTTATTTCGTAGAGTTCGGATCGCAGTATTATCTTTATGGAAATATCGCGCAACCATGCCAAATCTAACTATTTCTTGTTTTCCTAATATGTATTTTATCAAGCCTGACACTTTCGCATTAAAGTCTTTTAATATGTCTGTATTTGATTTATTTTCGTCAGTTCGCTCTAATGTAAAATCGATTCTGGACCTAGATATATTACACCCATAAATCCCACTGCTTGATCTAAGTATTATCACAGGGACTTCAGGTGGTAACTCTCTAGGTGTTGGTATCATCTGCGGCATGGCATCAAAAACATTGAGCATTTTTGCATTTAAATCACCAAAATCAATATCAGGACGCTCAACAATGTCTCTGAGAAAAAAAGCAAATTGAAGATTCAATATTTTTGTTTTCATTTATACTCCATAATTTGGATATTAATTGAGGCATAACGTTGTAGTATTCGTGCGTTGCGCTGTTTGCATCGCATAAACCGCTTGTTGGACTTAGCCGATGCTGGGTCCAGTTTAATGGGTACGCATTATGCTATAGGAATTTGCTTTTTTGATGCAATCGCTAGGCTGCAAAGCAAGTTTGAATTGATTACGAGGCTTGATTTGTATGTGTGCAATTGCAATTCCTTTGTCATAATGGTGTTCCATCACATTTTTAAGTCTAACTGATTTAATGAGGTTAATATACTCGATTGAGTCAGCATTTGGCACCGCAGCAGTTTTAGTTCAACGCCTTGTAAACTACCCTCTCGCATCTCTACTAGGTTCATCTTCTAAAACTCGAAAGCGCCAATACTTATAAGGCTTAACCCATACAACATCGTCTTTAGTTAATTTTCTAAATTCAGTTAAAAGCTTAGACTCAAGAACTAGATTCCCATCATTATTTTCTCTAAGTAAAGAGTTTTCTGAAGCTCTAACAAGGTAATCAACGACATCATCCTGATATAAACAACCTTCTGAATTCAATTTCGATTGCATCCAAATTGATACTTCGACGGCATTCATAATCAGGCCTCAGAAACAACAGCTACTAGAGATTCCTCTGGAAACGTCCCACTATCTAATTTCTTTCCTGCGAACCACTGACAATCATAACTACCAGCGAATTTTTTAGTACTGTAGTTAACAAGCACCTTATTGATACTCATATCTGGACCTCCAGATTTAAGCTTTACAATCTCGCCAACGTTATACATATTATTTTTACTCATACTTAGTTCCTTTTAGATTTATGATATTACAGTGATCAATATGAGCACTGGGAGCCTAACGTTTTAGTATTTGTGCGTTGCGCTGTTTACATAGCACAAACCGCTTGCTGGTTTAGACTATGCCGAGTCCAGGTTAATGGCTACACTTTATGCTAAAGGGATTTGCTTTTTTTGATGCTAGCTCTGGGCTGCAAAGCAATGTTGAATTGATTATGAGGCTTGGTTTGTATGTGTTCAATTGCAATTCCTTTGTCATAGTGGTGTTCCATCACATTTTTTAAATCTAGTAGATTCAATGAGGTTAACAATAATCGTGGGTGGCCATGTAGCTATGGGTGGCCATGTTAAGCTAATGTTAAGCTATAATGTGGAGCGAAGCTGAACCTAACCAACTGTTTTAGTCCCGTTTAAATGCCTTGTATGCGCTTCACTTCCAAAACTTAAGTATCTCTAAAAGCTCTTTGAGAGCAGATATTGATTTTTTGAAATTTAGCCAAGATACCGAGCCAGCAATAAAACTTAGAGCAAACACCACAAAAACAGAAAGTTCATTTTTACTGACCATATCAACACATATAAACGCGACAACTAAACCACCAATAAGTCCTTGAAGCGCCCACCTAAACATCCAGATAATTCTTTTTGGTGTGATTTTGTTATCTAATTCTTCGGAGCCAGGATAATTGTCTTGCGACTTTGACTCTGAAGAAATCATTTTTCCGAGCGCGCAGGTTAGTGATGTAACCATTCCTGAAAGCATGGCGATAATAAAATAAACTATGGGTGTCAAACTAAACCTCCAATTGCGTATAACGTTTTATTGAACGGCTCGACCGATAAAGCCGACCGTTTAAGTTATTGATGAGCATAACTTTACATTTTATATGTCTTTGAAGTAAAGCTATTTAATGACTCTTACACTCAAATAAAAAACCTGAATTGCATGATAAAAGTGCCAATATCAAAATGAAGCAACAAACCGAACAATATCAGCACATTAGAGTTGAACATTACAACCGCCAAACGGTTAGCTTTATAAAATGGCTGAATGATTATCGATAACTCACTTAACTGATAACTCCCTTAAGCGATAACAAATTGACAAATGCGCCTAAGTGGGGCGATACTAATTGGGTATTGGCAAAATCCAATGCCGGGATTAGTACCCCGCAGTATCACAGGCGCAATTGTCGCCAGCCTTTCGTGCTGGTTTTTTATTGCGTGACTCGGCGCACCACTACTATGGTGGGCTGGGTGAGGCAGCCATTTGGCTGGCCGTTCCTGTGGCGGTAGTACTAACCTCATTCAGCTCATCACCCAACGATTAGTACCGTTT